CAAGAACTGGGTCTTGCATCTTCAGGTCAATACCGTACTCAAAACCAGAACCAGCTGTGGTCTGAGCCATTGCAACGCCGAAGGCGCAACGAGCGGTAGTTACACCAGAGTCGCCGTCCATGAAAGCCATAACAGCAGCATCGCCAGACAAGGTATTGGTATTGATGGTACCCATCACACCAGCCATCAAGCCGTTGTTAGCATACGTACCAATAACTGCAAACTCACCTACTGTACCAGCCATGTGGTTAAAAGTGGTGGAAGGAGCTACAGAGAAAGGAGCGCCACACTGGACACGCCCAAACACAGAAAAAGCTTCACCGGGGGTTAAGTAGCTGCTTGAGCCAAAACCTGTGGTTGGCATTACACGGGAATAGAAGCCAGAAGTTGCCGTTCCCTCATAAACTGGAATTACAGTGCCAGTGTTAATAGTTGTGGGAGTAAGCGGCTGTTGTGCGGCTGCGGTACCGCCCTGATAGCCAGCCCTGACTGGGCCCGAAAAAGAAGTGCGTGCCATGATAAATTGTCCTTCGTACAAAGATTAGCGTGTCAGTTGTGTACGCATCTGCCGGATCAGTCTGACACACCGGGGGTTCCGGTTGCGTTCAATATACAGCAAAAGAAAAGGGGGCACAAGGCCCCCTTTTCGATTACGCGCCTTGCGAGCCGAACATGCCCAGCGGGTCAGACCAGCCGAACGAGTAACGCTCACGAGACTTATAACGGACGTTGCCCGTGTCAAAGTCGCCGTCCATCGACTGGCTCAACGGCACGCGGATAAAGTGCTTCATACCGTTGGGGACATCCGTGGTCAGGAACCAAGCGTTGCTGTCGGTCAAGAAGTGGTTAATGGTGTAACCCTCAGAGACAGAACCGTTGTTCTTGATAGCGTTGATGTCGTTGTCAGCAGTGCCAACGCGCAGTTCGGTCTCCAGCAGGCGGGTTGCAACGAATTGCAGTGCCGGGGGAACGACCAGCTTCTTGGGCTTAGCAGCGATCAGCAGGCCACGTTCGTCAGTCCACAGGCTGATCTGAATAACGGCGGCTTCCAGAGAAGTCTCGTTCAGGTCGGCAGGGGTAGACGGGATGTTGCTGTTGGTGCCGCCAGAGATCAGCGGATGCGAAGCGGAGAACAGAGCCACGCCATCACCACCGGGGTAGGTGGCAGAGAAGCCGTTGTTCAGAACCGCAGCAGCCTTGACCTGCTTGGTGTACGCCATCGAGCGGGCCAGAGCCTTGGTATAACGAGCGGCGAGGCTGTCATACAGGTTGTCTTCGATGGCCTCTTCGGTCAGCGAGAAACCTTGAGCAATGGTCTCGTGGTTGTATCGAGCGGTCCATGCTTCCTGACCATTGTCGTACGCGATGGCAGAACCTTCGTTCTTCACCGGTGCGGCGCTGAAGCCAGACAGCTTGGTTTCCTCTTCAAAGCTACGCTCCGAGGTTTCGGTTTCGTAGATTTGTTTGTGCTCTTCCTGATACGTTGCATAGGAAAGGCCGAACAGAGCGTTCAGGCCGGGGAGCAACTCTTTCAGCAGTTGTGCGCGTGAAATAGCCATGGTTTATGCTCCTTAGATGCCAGTGGCGTTGTAGTACGAATGGTAACCGAAGTTGAACTTGATGATCAACTCGCAGAAGTTACCAGAGGCGTTCGCCGTATCCGGCACCACATCCACCACACGGGCGGGAGTGCTAGCAGTGCCTTGGCCACCGGGGGTGTAGACGCCAATAGCGCTGTTACCGGTAGTGGTCGAACCAGTGTTCTGCACAAAGGTCACGTTGCTGCCGACAACGGTCTGACCCAAGAAAGCCGGGGTCAGAGCAGCGGTGCTGTCTTCGGTATCGCCAGCGACCAGAACAACCTTGAACAGAGTGTCCGGATCGTCACACACGATAGCTTCGATCTGAGTGCCAGTCGGAGCGGTCGTGTTAGCGGGGAAGTACTGAGCGAAGATCGTTTGGCCTTGGGCGTTCACATATTGACAGCCCAAGAACACACCGACCAGACCAGCAACGGGGTTGGCCTCGTCTTGAATGGTGGATTTCGCAATAGTGCCAGTAGAGGTCAGCGTCACGATGTCACCGTAGAAGATGTTCGTGTTGTAACCACTGGCGATAGGGATGTTGCGAGTAGAACCCGCAAACACCTGACCACCGATCAAATTGATCGGCTTCAAGCCATACGGCTTGTCAACGGTAGGGTAAGCCATGTTAAAGCTCCAAAAAGATTAAGAACCTTTGCCAAAGCTCGTCGCGGACTTACGCTCATTGAAGAGCGGCATCCGGGGGTCACTCTGGCGCATCAGGTTGTTATCCACTGCATTCGTCTGAGCTTCAGTTTTCTGCTGCACATGCGAATTACGCTGGGCAACAAACTCGCTCGGAGTCTTACAGAGCAACAGCCCGCCGATCTCAATGTTGCCAGCGAACCGGCTGTTGGGATCGACTAACAGTTTGAATTGAGGCTGCTCTTCGACAGGGACCGGTTCCCAACCTTCGCGCAGTTTGCCCGAGAGGTTACGAGGGTCGTTCTGGTTCAAAGTAGCAACACGAATCCAGCGGTACGCGAAACCGGGTTCCTTATCAGGTTCGGGCAACAACTCTGCGGGCATCCACTGCTTGGGACGCTCTTGAGTAGACCGTACTTCCATTTCGCGTTTCAATCTGTTCTCAGCCATTTAGGCCTCCAATTTCATAAGTTCACGAGCGTACTGCTCGGGGGTGAGTCCAAATTTCTTTGCCAAGCCAACCTGCGTCTTGGAAAGGACGACTTTCTTAGGGGCCGTACTTCTCTTCGCGGGTGCCACCACCGTGCTCGGTTTCGTACGCTGAGGAGGTTCATCCTCATCGTTTTGTCCGCTTGCAAACTCCTCGGGGAATCGCTTGCGAACTTCTTTGTCGATACTGTCGAAGTATTCGTTGGTGCCAATGAAGGCTTTTCCGTAGCGTTCTGCCAAGTCTTCGTGGACTCCTTCGGCAAATCGGCGCATTCCGCGCTTATTGGGGTCTACGAACCATTCGTTCTTTGACACCCAAGATGCCACTTTCGGGTCCATCTGCTGCTGTGCAGGCGGCTTTTGCGCAGTTTGTACCTGATTTTCTTCAATCTGTACAGTAGGCTTGAAATTTTTAGTCTTATCAAGCTTCAACTGAGCTTTCATCATCTCCTGCTGAGCTTCAAGCAGCTTATCCGCCTCCCCAGAGTCATATGCCTCTTTGAAGTTGCGTTTGGCCTGCTCCATCTCCATTTCAGCCGAAGTCTGATAGGTAGAGATGAGTTCTTTCTCGCCGCTGTGCAGCATATTCTTGAGTTTCTTGTTCTCCTCAAGAATGTTCTGAGCGATCTGAAGAGCCTCTTGTTGCTCTCGGTAAGCAGCTTCCTTGGCCCGGCGCTCATCGTGCCAAGCCTTTTTGTACTGCTTAAATTTAACTTTTACGTTGTGGGAGTAGTCTTTTGATTCATCGACTTTCTCCAACTCCTGTTTGACTTCCTCAGACAGAGGAGCAACGGCGCGGTCTTCGACAGGAGTGTCATCCTTGATCTCGATCTTTACCTCGTCGTCATCCCCCTCAATCGAGACATCAATGTCATCTTCAGGCTTGTCCTTAGATGCATCGACCTCGTCTGGGAACTTGAAATCGTCGTCGTCTTTTGCCATCGTGTCGCTCCTTATTTGCGTTTAATGCCGCGAGGATCATCAACAACACCTTCGACAGTGTCATCGTTGATGATGCGGAACTCTCTACCGTGGATAACAAGGCGGGTGCCACTGTTGGGGCGCACCAGCACAAAGTCACCTTTTTTGCACCAAGGCCCGGTAGGGAACTTGGCTTTGTCCATGTAACAGTCAGGACCCATATCGACCACGAACAGCACCGTGGTCAACACTTCCTCGTTTCGCATGGTCTCGTCAGCCTTGATAAGACCGACTTCGCTCTCCTCAAACGATTTCTCCGCTTCGGGGATTGCGCACAAAATTTTGTAGCCGCTAGGCTTTGGAAGTTGTTTTGCTTTCTCCTGTTCGTTCTTGTGCAACACAGCAGACAAGTCCACTGCTTTGCTCAGATCAAGTTCACTCATCCGATCTCTCCAAGTTTTTTGTAAGGTCTGTTAAAAATTTGCGAGAGATGAGCAGACCTTTAATTTCCCCACACATCTCGCAATACTCTTCGTACGACTTGGCCCCTTTCGCGCCCAAGTGTTCTTCGAGTTGTTTGACTTTCTCGTCAATGTTGTTGATGACCAGCGACGTGGCCTTCAGAACTTCGTACATCACTCACCCTTCTTCGGCGGTTTGTTTTGTGCCTGTCGGTTAGCGAGTTCTCGCTGAACCTCAAGCTGTCGGCGCTGCTTATCAACCTCCGACATGATTCGGAATCCTTCTGACTCCTGAGTAGCTTTGGTGCGATCACGCTCAGACACAGTCTTGGCCATGAGCTTGGCCCCTTCGGCCTGCATCTGCATATCAATCCGCAGCTTCTCGACGTCGATCTGCTCTTGCTTGAGTTGAGCGTCGGACATGTCTTTGACAGACTTGCGCTGGAGGTCTTGCGCCTTGAGAGCCAGCTCTTGCTGCTGCATCTGGATCAGCGGGTCCTGAGCCATCTGCTGGTTCTTCTGCTGCTTGGCCTGCTGCATGTTCTGCTGGAGCAACTGCTGTGAGGCCTGAGCCGCCATCTGCGAGACACGAATCTCCATCTCGGGAGACATCTCGACTTCGTCCTGCTCCTCGTTGAACGGGGGCAGGGTCTGGCCCATCGTCTGCTCAACCTGCTTACG